GAAGTTGGACTCGACCAAGTTTCCGGATTGATTTCGCGGGTCACGCGAATTTTCGATGCCACGCTGAATGCCGTGAAAGGGTTTCGCGTTCCGGCAACGGCTGCGGTTGGCGGTGCGGCTGCTGCCTCCGGCGCGGTGGCGGCTGTTGGACCGAGTGTTGCTGGCGGGGCTGCTGCTGCGGCCGGTGGCGCGGCTGCCGGTGGTGCAGCGGCAGGTGCTGGCGGCGCGGCTGCCGGTGGTGCAGCGGCAACGGGCGTGATGGCCGGATTAGCGGCAGCGTTGGGACCGGTCGGCATTACAGTTGCCGCGCTGGCTGCTGCTGCGGTGGCCACAACCATCGCGTTCAAATTGCTTTCATCGGCGGTGAAATCGCAAGCCGAATCGCTTGCTCAATATTCCCCGGAACTCTCAATTGCCCAGGCGATTGGCGAGATCCGCGATATGCAATCCGAGATGCGCCGCGCCGAAGAAGTCGGACCGGGATTGGCCCGCATGTACGATCAAATCAGCCGATTTGAAAATGCGTTTTACGATATTGGAACGAGCCTCTTAAAGGTGGTGGTGAAAATTTTTGAAAAGCTGGAACCGTTTATTGAATTTATCAATGATACGATGGAACTGATTGCGGCTTCAATTGATTTCATGGTCGATTCGCTTTCCGTGATTGCTAATGCCATGACCGGGCACCTCCCGTCAGCCATGGAAGGCATAAAGGAAATGAACGAATCGCTAGAGCGTATCGGCAAGGCACTTAAAGGCTTCTTTGAGAAAAACCAAGACCTAGACAACTTTAATGATCCGTTCCTTGGCGAGCTTCACAACCTGTTTATTGGTATGGGCGGAAAAGGACACGACATCTTTAAGCCTGCGAAGTTGGGGGCATAACCAATGGCACTAACCACCATCGGCATTGGCGACGGCGAATTTTCGTACAACGGAATTTCGTTTCCCGGCGCGAACAACATCAAGGCCAAAATTGTTCCGGTGCGGGATGAAGCGAATCGCGTGGCGATCGGGCAAAAAGTCACGCTCACGGTTAGCGGAGTGCTTCAGTCAAACCCCGAGGCGGGCGTTCCGAACACAGATCTTGATGCATCGATACAAGACATTCGCCATAGACTAATGCAATCTGGCAAGCGTCTTGCATTTTCCGGTAAGGGATTGGGCAATATCGACAATTTCCGGATCGGCCGAGCGGACATTCAAAATGGACCGCATCCTGAATCATTCGACTGGGAACCCATTGGCGGAACGCGGGCTTGTTCGTTTGTCTATGTGATTTCAACGATTATTCCAATTGGCTGCGGATCGGCAAATGCTTCGCATGCCAACGGGGCATTTCAAGTCGGCATTGTCGCATTCAATTCCGAAATCGATTTTTCTTACAATGACGGGGGTTATTGCACGCGAACAATTGCGGGCTATTTGCAGATTTCACAAACCACGGACGGCAGTAAAGAGACATACGACATCGACAGCTACCGCGAGCAATTGCGCGTTCCAATTTTGCCGAACTTTTTGCGTAACCAAACATTCAACATTTCCTCCGACCGTTCGCGGATTACGTTCACAATCACCGACTCCGAAATCGAGTCGCGCAATGCCTATCCGGTCGGCGTGCGAAAAATCGAAGCCAATCACCGGGTGAGCTGGCAGCGCAGCAACAAACAGGGAATGACGTTGCGGAATAATATTTCTGCGGAAATTGAATTATTGCCACTGCAACCCGCTGAAAAATCATTACTTATTTTTCTCGATATGATTTTTAATCGCATAACTTCCGCAAAGAAGAAAGGATACGGGATTTTGCTCGACAGTCTGGAGGTAAACGAGTCAATCTACTCAAGACAGTCTAGCTTTTCCGCTGGCTATCGTATCCTGCGCGGACTCAAGGATTTTCTTGACTCTGGCCTTTGGAAGCCGATGGGCGACGATTGGAACAGATGGAAAGTCAGCCTAGCCGCTGCTCGCGACGTGCGCGGCCATTCGCAACTTCGGTTTTCGCCCGACGAAGACGCGGTAATTTCACTTTGCGATCAGCGAGGCGTTTTATTTCACGACAATCTCAAGCCAGAGCCGACGCAAAAACCATCCAAGGCGCCCAAGATCGAAAACGAAAAACCGCCCGAAAAATACAGCTATCTCGAATACGAACAGACAATCGTTCCGGAACTGGTAACGCCGACCTACCGTCAGCGAACGCTACAAGCGCCGTATCCCAACGCGCCGCAAGGTTCGATCGACATGCTGGAAAAGGCATTCAATCTCGGTACCGGCAGCGGAACGCCCGACACGATCCAGCAGAGCGGGCGAACGTCGGTGAACGTGACTCTTAAAGGCCGAGCGGTCCGGGCGGGCTATGATGTTCCCCGACCGAAGCTGGAAAAATTCGGCAACCAGGTGCCCGTTGAAACCGATGCAATTTTTCAATCCGGCATTCTGGCCGTGGTTTTTGGCGTGCCCGTCCATGAAGCCCGCTGGCTCATCACTTACATGGTCCCCCAACTGCCGGGGACCGTGACCACCCCCCCTAACGTGGAGCAAAATCAGTGAGTACCGCCTTGCCACCAGTCGATCTACAGACTGGAACCCTCAAGTTCAACGTGGTCGATGACGCCACCGGCGAAAAAAAGCCGAGCGAAATCGACGTGCTCGTTCTCAAGCTGGCCTGCGAAGCGCTCGAACGGATGCACAACCTGGAAGTTGCGGACAACAAATTCGTGCCAACGCCGGAATTTTTGTTTGGCCTCTCCGAAAAACTCAAAGACCTGGGCGTTCCCGATTGCACCCCCACGATGGCGTTCCAATTGTGGTGTGCGGCCGGGGCGCAGATGGAAACCCTAAAAAAAAATACCGAGACCTAGCCGACATTGCGTTTTGGTACGGCCTGGACCCCAGTGAAATGCCGCGAGGCAAAGTGATCGGTCTGCTGGGCAACCTGAACCGCGTCAAAGCCCAGCAGCGAATCCAAAACGGCTTGGTCGATCCGTGCGATTATCCGGAAACCTACCGAGCCTACATGGCTGCATTCGATGACGAAAATTTAGCTCGCGATGCCCAGTCGAGAGCGGCCCAAGCGTATGCGGAAAGAGCGACCCGTGGACAAAAATAACTTTCCCCCAGCGAAAACCAAACTGCCCAGCAAGCCGAAAACCAACGGCAAGCCCGCCGGCGGCAACTCCGCGCCGTTCCCGCCGGCCGACAATTCCGCGCCCGTGCCCGGTGCGGACGTTCCCGCCATTGGCATGACTAGCGCCGATCCGAAAATCGATAAGCAACTCCGCGGACTGCTGGGCCACGCCGAAACGTCGGGCTATAAACCGGTCAATTTCCAATACTTCTTGCGCCCGCGCGACTTGCCGCCGTTCACGTTCAATGTGATAGAAGCGATGCAATTCGAGCCGACGATCAAACTTGGTCTGGCTGCTCGCGCGGCGCCGCTTTGCACGCCCGAATTCGCCTACAAGCAGGGAGAAAAATGGATCCCCGGCGTCCAGGCTGAAAACGAAGTGATTGCCGCATTCGTCGAGCGGCAGTTAATGAAAATCTGGAATCAAATCGACGTGCTGTTGGACGCCCAGAAATGGGGCTGGGCCGCGGCTGAAGTGACTTATGAACTAACCCATTTTGGCACCGTGGAAATCAAAGACTTGCATGCGAGGCACGCCCGCGACGTGCGAGTTATAAAACATGAGGGCCAGCCAGCCGGCGTGCGGTTCCTAAGCATCAAAGACACGGATCAGGGCCACGTCGATTCGTTTTTTCCGGATTGCATTTTCCACAACCATGCGACCGGACCGGGCGAAGATTACGGCACGTCGATTTTGATCGGCGCGTATTCGCCCTGGGCGGATAAATGGCTGAGCGGCGGCGCGTTGGACGTGCGGCGATTGTTCATGCACAAAGATGCCTATGGCGGAATCGATCTGGCTTACCCCGAAGGGACGATGACGATCGGGGATCGGGAAACTCCGAATCGTGACGTGGCCCGCGAGATTGTCGAGCAGCTTCAGGCTGGCGGCGTGACCACGCGGCCTAGCCGAATCGATCCGGCCACGGGCAAGCAAGTTTGGGAGCTAACCCGCGCGACGGTCCCGGCGAATCCGGCTCACATATTGCAATACCCAAAAGATTTAGACGGCGAAATGCTCCGCGGGCTGGAAGTTCCCGACGATGTTTTGTCGGCAGACAATTCAGGCGCATGGGCGGGCAAGCAAGTCCCGATGGCGGCGTTTTATTGTTCACTCGACCGCTGGCTGAATTCGTTGGTGCGGGATGTTGTCCGCCAACTGCTTGTGCGATTGGTCCGGATGAATTTCGGCACCGGACGTTGGTTTGAAGTTTCGACTAAGCCGCTGGCGGTCCAGGCGATGGAGCAAATGAGCAAGTCCGGCTCGCCCAAGCCAGAGGGTGGCGGCGGTGGAAAATTCCAGCCGAACTTCGATGACCGCATGGGGGATGCTTCGCAGGGGAACGACCGCGACGGCGATGACGATGAATTGCTGGATGACGGCACGGACATGGAACGGGCCGTCGGCATGGGGCTATTGCAGGCCAGCAAAGTGGTTCGGGCGGCAAGCCGAGTTGTGCGCATGGGCGAACATTTCAAGCAAGCCAAACGGCAAGAAATTTTCGGACGAGGAATGGGCGGAAATCTGCCAGGGAGCGAAGGAGCACCTGGAGGCGAACGAGCGGGACAAGCCGATGCGAATGATGATCGGGAGTCCAAAAAGTGAAAGGCGCTTTGGACCGGATCATCGGCCGCGGCCTGATCGCCGGCGAAGCGATCGCCGGGGAATTTCTGCGCAAGCTCTCGCGTAAACTCCGCAAATTCGACCTGAATAATCCGGCCGCGGTACTGGCCGCTGTCCGGGCGGTCCTAGCCGGAATCGAACCGGCGTTTACGTCGATCATCGCCGCTCCCCAGCTTGCGGCGTGGGTGGTCGGCACCAAGCAAATCGCCGACGCACTCCCCGAATACACCCGGCGGCAGCTGGCCCGCTGGGGAGAACCGCCCAGCCCGCCACGATTCACGTTCGGGGATTTATTTGAAGGGGACGGCCCGCCGATCATTCGATTCCCGAAAATCGAAGCGGCGGCGGACTTGATGCAACGCCGCGGTATTCTTCATCCCAGCGACTATTACAACGCTGGCGAGCAGATTCGGGCCAACGCGTTCACCATGAGCGGGAACGTAACCGACGATATTCTTCGCCGCGTACAAGGCGTGCTGGAAACCCAGGTCCGCGACGGGGCGAGTCTGACCGGCTTTCGCGAGGCGATGGAAGGAGATTTAGAAAAGTCAGCTCTCGGTCCGGCTCACTTGGAAACCGTCTTTCGCACGAATGTCCAAACGGCTTACGCCGACGGCCATGAAGCGCTGGCCAGCAATCCGGTTGTCGCGGCCGTTTTCCCTTACCAGGAATACTACGCGACTCACGATGCGCGGACGCGGCCAGAGCATTTGGCGCTGGAAAAACTTGGCCTGAACGGCACTGGTGTCTATCGTCGCGACGATCCGTTTTGGGAATCGTTTACGCCGCCGTGGGGATTCAATTGCCGCTGCGCCGTGAATCTTTTGACGATCCGCGCCGCGGCTGATCGGGGCGTGAAAGAGGCGCAACTCTGGCTCCGAACTGGCCGCGAACCGGTTCGGCCTGAGTGGCGAATCTCCGTGATACCCTTCCGACCGCAACCGGGATGGGGCGGGCGGCGAAAGTTGGTGGCCGCATGACCACGGTCACACGCTATCCGCTGGTTGACGGCCGCGCGTGCTTGGATCCGCAACCGCTCCGCGAGGACTTGGCCCGCTACGGCGGCGGATTCGTCAATTTCGATGGGCTGGCCAATTCGATTGAATGTCCGCGCGGGCGAGCAGCGGGCAACGCTTGGTTTTTGATGAGCCGTGCGAACGCCGACGCGGTGCCGAAAAACGCGGCGGTCAATCTCGCCTGGCAGGCCGAAGCGACCGAGACTTTTGCCAATTACTGGTTGGTCAAAGCGATTGCCGTGACGCCCGGCTTGGGGACCGATCAAGCGTATTTGGTTCATTTCAGAGACGTGCGCGCCGTCTTGGAAATGTCGGCGGTCAATAAACGCTACAACTACGAAAAGCCCCTGCCGTTCGCGCTGGCCGATGCAAGGCTGGCGGAAAAATTTTATTCCGATTCATTGAACGCCGGTGCCTTGTGGACCTGGGCGACGGCGTTTGCCAATCTCTGGACGTTGCTTCCCGGTGCGGCCGGAGC